TCGTAGAGAGAGAGGTAGCAGGAGTCGTCGGTGGTGACGTACTCGAATCGGCTGTAGGATGCAGAGGTGTCCAGCGTTCCGGCGTAGCGGAAGAAAAGGCTGTTGAAGAGTCGTCCGCAGTTGTTCCAGCCCTCATCAGTCTTGACATATACATAGAAGACCGGATTATTATGGTCTTTGTCGGCTCCCTCGAAAGTAGGGCCAACACAGTAGATCACGCCAAGCGCGACATCGGAGGGCAGAGAGCTCTCAGCCTGGACAAAGCCAGATATGCTCAGATAGTTGGCGAACTGGGGAGAGAGGTCTTCCCACGTCTGACCAGCATCGCGAGAAATCTGAATCTGCCCGACATTCTGACCATCGGAATCGCCAGCCAGCCAGCGGAACCATGCAGCCACAGGGTCGGAGACAGGTTCCCACGTCTCCTCATCGTAGGAGACACAGAGACGGTTGTCGACCATCTTGAACCACGGAGTGAGGCCATTCTTACCCTCGGGACCACGAGCAGCGATACCAGTGTCCTCGCCACGGATAATCCAGTTGCCCTCGGCAGAGACAGAGATGTCGCCGCTGAGCGAAAGTTCATCAATGGCAGCCCAGTTGGAGCTCAGTCCCCAGTGGTCGTTGTCGCGCTGGAGAGCAGAGGTGGCACGTTCGCGGACAGCATGGCCACCCATATCAATATAGGATATGGTGATGCCCTTGCGTCGCATCTCGAAAGGAAGGAGATTGCGAGTAGCCTCGGGAGAGCCCTGATAGGTCAGGAAGACATCGTTGAACTGAGCCAATATAGCCTCCAACGACGCTCCGGTGCGACCATCATGGATAGCCTGTACGACAGTGCAGGGGAAGAATGGGCGCTGATGCTTATCTTCCGTCTCCCGATAGAACTGCTGTATGGAGGAGAGATTCCTGTCCTCCAGAGGAATGTCGGGTGGTAAAGTATGTTTCTTCTTATCCATATTTGTAGGGTTATTAGACAGTTGTCTTTGCTTTTTTAGCTACAGCTCCGCCGAGCGGTCCGCCATAGATGGTGGAGGCGGCGGAGAGTCCGGTGCCGAGCAGTCCAGAGAGAGCCTGCGTCTCCTGCTGCTCCTTCTGCATCTGAGCGTTGGCGATGGCGGTGTCGTATTCGCGGGCGACCTTCTGATAGGCCTCCATCGCGGCATCGCGTCGGGAAGTGCCCTCGGCGGCGACCTTGGACACCATGTTGGCGACAGCCTCGTTGGCGCTGGCCTTCTGAAGAGCCACGCTCTCGTCGGAGGCTCCGGTGACAGCCGCTGAGGCAGCGACCCTCTTATTGTTTGCCATGAGCATATCCCTGGCCTGCTTTAGGGCGGCGGCGTTGGCGCTATCCTGCAGCGGGTCTTCGTAGGCCTTGCGCAGATAGTAGGACGTAGAGCGCTGACGCCCCTTTTCGAGGCTGTCAATAGCCTTGTCGTAGGCTCCGCTACCGAAAATTCCTGATAAAAATCCCATTCTCTTGAAAATTTGATATATGTGCAAAAATAAATTCTTAGTTTTGTAAGTATTGGATAAAATAAATCACTATGGCAAGAGAATATCATGTTGGAGAAAAAGTCCTTATCATAAAGGAGGGTAAGACGGCAGTAGTGTCGAGTAAATTCGATTCATCGCTCGTGGTGGTCATGGATGATACACACGAGGTGCGGCAAGTGTTGCCTTGCGAGATAGAGCCGTATGTGGCGGAGACGGTGCTGCATGATGCCAATGGCAAATTTGCCAAAGGGCATAAGAAGGTGCCGGGTTCGGGCGTGAAGAAGGGATACAAGCAGATACAGAATGTGATAATAGAGCAGCTGTATCCGTACCTGACAGACCTGGGGTCAATCATAGCGATGATAGAGGACCCATACGACCAGATACGCGCGATAGCACTGATGGCGCGGCATGCGATACCGACGCAGGCTGCGGTGAGCGTGACAGACCAGACTCCGAGAAACCTGAGCGCCGAGCAGGAGCTGGCAAAGCTGAACGCGAAGTTTGAGGGACTGCCCGAACCAGAGATTAAGGATGAGGCTGAATAAAAGAAACGCTGTACCCTCCCTCACGGAGCGCACAGCGCGACACACTCAAAGCTAATACCTTAATTAACCTGAAAAAATTATTTTAACCATCAAATTGTGATACTATGAACACTGACGTAAAGATAGTCCTATATACGATACGAAAAGCCGCCGGAGAGCATAAAGGCGTCTAAAAGCGAGACACCGAGCGAAGGAGCAAGAAAAAACCGCAACCCTTTCACAAGGACTGCGGCTCATTATCAAAATATGATATGTATTATAAATATTACATAAAGCACTAAACATTCGCTAATGTCTCTGACTTTCTGATGATGAATAAATACTAAATCAACTAATAAAAAATCTGTATTACACGAACTATTAAGCTTTTCACGCCCAAATATACTCTTTTAAAGAATCTCTTGGGTGATAAATCGAGTCGGAAATGTCTAAATGTGAGACGCGGGGCTACCTTAAGGTAGAAACTCATCCACTCGCGCTTGCGATAGTCCAACTCTTCACCACTGAGGTTTAAGCCGGGTTTGTGACGGTTGGCGGTGTAGTAGAAGGAGGCAGCCTTGAACTCCTCGTAGGTGAGACGATTCTTGAAGCGTCCGCGCCAAACGAGAGACTTATAGGAGTCGCCACGGCAGCTGCACATATAGTCGCGGTAGGTGGAATGAGGGTGAGCACGGCGGAACGAATCGAAATCGCCCTCGGCATTGTGGAGCTCGTAGGTGATAGGAATGAGAGCCTGGCGAGAGGGGTCCCAGATAACGAAGTAGCGGAATCCGTCCTCGCGGCTGAGGCGTTCGGCCTCGTCGACAGCCTTCAGATACATCTTGCTGGCACGCCAAAGAAGAGTGGCGTTGCGACGAGCAGAGAGATTGGTAATTAAGTTTTTTATCTTCATATACTTATAAATATAGATTAATTAGTATGTTTCAATATAGCCTCCGCGCCCGATGACCGGGTACGGATTGACTCCATAAGTTTGCGACGTTCCTCGACCGTCTTCATGCGCTTGACCGGGAAGCGGTCCCACTCGAAGCGAGAGACATAGACACCGATGGAGCGCGACATGACACGGTCGTCATGCTTGCCAGGTATGGCACCGTAGGTGTTGTTGGGGAACTTCATGTAGTAGGAGTGCTCCTTGACACACTCGCGCTCCCGCTCGACGTAGAGAGTGTCGCGGATGCACTGACCCATATATTTGATGATAGCAACCTTGGTGGCACGATTAGTATTATATCCCCAGCGAGTCTCCTGACGATTCTTCTTCTCGGTCTCCGACTGACTCTTGCTGTAGACATTATCGTAGACAGGGATGAGCACAGGGAAGAAGAGCTCCGACTGATTGTCGTTCTGAACATCGTTGAACTTAGAGTAGGCAGTGTTGTTCTCGACAATAAGGAGTGCATCATTATAGTAGTGTGCGATTTGTGCGCACTTCAGTGCCAGAAGGTCGGCATCGAGGTGGCATGTATAAGAAGCAACGACGGTCGGTCCCGCATCCTCGTTGAGCGTGCCGTTGTCGTCGAGCATCATGTCGATGCGGTCGAGTACGGTGATGACAGAGAAGTCGGACGTGCGCTTGGCACCTCCGATGTCGACAGAGACAAAATAGCGGTTGGAGTAGGCCGTCTTTCGGTCGGGATACTCCCAAATCTTAAGATCGCCAGTGGCAGAGCGCACGAGATGAAGATTCTCGATGCACTGTTCCCCCTTAGGCGTCTTGCCGAAGATGTCGCCACGGAACTTAGGCTGCTTGCAGTAACGATTCATCTGCTCGACGCGGTAGGCATCGAACTCCAGCTGACCGCTATACTTGAAGGCCTCGACAGGATTGGAGGGAAACTCCTGCTGCATGTCCTGGATGTCGTCGTACTCGCGCATCTTGCTTCGATACCAACAGATACCCTGGAGAGTGGCACCGATGGTCCAGAGCCAATAGAGATAGTCCCAATGGCCCGACTTCTCGGTGCGTCGGTCGAGAAGCGTCTGAGCGAAGGCAGCGACATCGTCGGGCTCCTGCTGATACATCTCAATCTCCCACCATGCCACAAAGAGCCGCTCGAAGGCAGAAACCTTCTCGCCGTACTCATCCCTCTCGCCAGCTCGATCCCACTCATCCTTGAAGAAGTTCTGGCCGTTGGCCGTAGACTCATAGACAATCATAGAGAGAGGGCTCGTCGGTATGCCGGAGCAAGAGGACTTAATCTGATTCTTCGGATTCATCTTATCCGTCTCAGGCCAGAAGGCCACCTCGGTGCAGTGGGCCATGGCAGAGTCGCCACCACGTGCACCCTCGGGGTTCATAGCCGTGGCTGTCTTAATCTTGCAGTTGCGCGGAGGAATGAGTGAGATGTTCTGAGTGCCGCCACCCTTAATCTTGGGTTGTGAGGCATCGTAGTCCTCGCCCAGCTCATAGAAGAGGAAGTCGGGCAGCTGATTGATGAGCTTGATGTACATATCCTTGACCTCGGCAGCCGAGTCGCCCTGATGGCCGACAATGATGCTGCTCCACGCCTTCTTCCACATAATCTGAATCCACGACATGTAGACCTGTACGCACGTAGAGCCTCCCCACTGACGAGCCTTAAGAAGGATGACACGGATAGGCTTACCCGCAAGTCGCATCTCCTCGAAGCGCTTCACCAGCTTAATCTGGGCAGGGCGCAGAAGAAACGGAATGTCGTCGCCACCATCCTTGTTCTTGATTTTGACGAAGGCGTAGGAGTAGAAGTAGAAATCGCACTTGCCACGAAGACGCAGCAACTCCTCGATGATGGTAGAGCGAAGTTCATCGTTGTACTCGCCATAGACATCATAGGAGAACTCCTCGATGGAGCCCGCCCTGCTGAGCCGATAGACAAACCCAATGGAGAACATCTCCAGCGGGAGCCAGAGCGCGCGACCATCAAAGAAGTCGTCGAGGATGAGCTCACGGCGCTTGCCCGGAGCATCCTCGCCAGTGAGCGGATTATAACGAGGAAAGAGCTCACGGAGACGCTGCTCGTTCTCGGCAACCATATCGAGAGCCTGACGGCTTACAACGTTCTGCTCCATACACCCTCCCATTTAGACCATAAGAAACCGAGCCCCAGCATGAGAGCATGATGGAGCGCAGCGATGCCGGGAATAAAGAAGGAGACGACGAGAGGAAGCACGACATTAAGACGTGACGACCCACAACGGCGCGCCAACGTGAGCCCGACAAGAAAATAGATAACGACGCTCCAGCCCAGAACAGGGATGGACGAGGGCAGGAACCAACAAGCAGCAGCGCACACCCAAGCCACGACAAGGCGCTGAGGCGAGACCATGCGCCAAAGAAGTGCATGGGAGAGAGCGTTGAGCATGAAGTGGAGCCACCCTGCATGCCCGAACATATAGGTCAGACAGCAGGAGGACAGCTCACTGCGGAAAGGCACAAGAGCGGCCATCACAGCGAGTAGGATCAGCTGATAGCGAAACTTCATCACCCTCTCACTTAGCCCCCATTTTACGGAGGATAAACTCAATGCGGTCGCGGGAGAGTCCAAGGCAAGGAGCCTTGTGTGCCAGCGCGGCACGTACTGCGCGGGGAATATCAGTCTCGCCCTCCTCCATGATAGACTTGCACACGTTGATGAAGCTCTCGTACATCCGTCGCTTGTAGGGTGTGCGGACGAAGAGAGTTCCAGTATCGAGATAGCGTCGGAACATCCTGATGGCTTGTCCCTCGCTGATGTAATGTTGGTCGGCAGGCATGTGAGCCATGTACCGACAGAGTTCCGGCAGACACTTGAACCGACGCTCTCGTCGCAGCGAGAGGTAGGCGGCGAAGATGTCCTTGTTGCGTTCAAGCTGCATAAATCCAATGTCACCCTTATGCCTCGGCATTTCTTTTATGGTATTAAAAACGCTCTAATTTATCAGTAATAGCTTTATTATATCCGAGGTATGACAAGGAAGTAGTCTAAATTTGCGACATACACTAATAATAATCGAAGAAAATGGCAAAGGAAGAGACGAAAAAGCCACCACGTCGTTCGTGGCGTGACGTATTGTCAGAGCGTAATCCCGACTTGAATATTGACGACGAGCAGGACGTCGGAGACTACATGACCGACCAATTCTCGCAGTTTGACGAAGGAGAGCGACAGCGCAAGTCGTTCAACGACATGCTGGCCGGGGATGAGCGCACGGCTGGACTCCTGACCGGACTGGCGACAGGAATGGACGAGAATGGAGAGGAGTTTTCGCTGGCAGGCTACCTGCTGAAGAACTACGGTGACATCATACGCGATGCTGCCGACGAAGAGGATGCTGTCAAGAAGGCCAAGGAGCGCGAAGCTGAGACCATCAAGAAGGCGGCAGACGAGGCTAAGCGAAAGGAGACACTCGACGCTGCACTGAAGAAGACCGATGAGGCTCTGACAGAGGCCGTCAACTCGGCCAACGTGGACGACGCCACAGCTCAGGCTATGCTGGCGTGGCTGTATGGAGACAAGGAGGGCGAGGGGCTGGTGCACCGCATCATCCGTCACGAGCTTGACGCTGAAGACTGGAGCAAGCTGCTATTTGCCTTCAACCGCGACAATTCGCTCTCGGCTGCACGCGAAGAGGGAAGAAAGAGTGGTGCCAAGGGACGCGCGGCGAACGCCCATCGCAACTTCGCAACTCCGACAGACCTGGGAGGCGGAGGTGGCACAGAGCAGGTGGAGGAGACTATTGAAGACCCGACACTGAAGCGCTATCAAGGCATGAAGAGAAAATTCCAATAACATATAAATCTTTATTTTATTTACAGTTAGTATGAAGAGTATGAAATCTACATTTCAGTTTTTCCTCCGTGTGGCAATGATGTTCCTTCTTGGCGCCGTTGCCGGAGGTTATGCTTGCGCAGCCGAGGTTCCTGACGGAAATGGTGTTCAGGATTTGGGCGACGGCAAGGGTAAGCTTGCCAGTGGCGAATCAAGCGTCACACAGAACGAGGGCGTTCAGGACAATGAATGGTTCGTGAAGCAGCTCAACAAGACCATCGTGGAGATGAAGTTCACAGGTACACCTATCGACCAGATTCTTCGTCACGCGACAACAAACAAGTCGGAGTCAATCACCGTGAAATATTACTCAGTGGGTCAGCGTCCGTTGACAGCTACACTATCTGAGGACTTGGCAGCCATGACAAGTGAGAGTCCGAAGCCACTGGACTTGCAGGACAATCAGATAGTAGGTGCGATGGATACCCTGCTAGTGATGAATGCAGACGGTACATTCGTGAATGGCTATCAGCCGGGCACAGACGCCATCGATCCTGAGCACCCATTGATGTTGAGAGTACATGCAGTGAACAGCGAGACAAACAAACCGCTGGTCTATGCAATCAACGGAAAGAAGAGTTCACAGGGCAATCCGTGGTTGATTCCGGCACTCGAGAAGGGCACAGTGCTCTTGCGTATGGGTCGTGCAGCAGCCGAGAAGGATGTACGCACAGGTCGTTACTATCAGCTCCCTTCACCCGACGAGCAGTACTGCCAGCGCTTCATGATGCAGGTGGAGCAGACCGTTTATGACCGCTTCTCAAAGAAGGAGGTAGACTGGTCGTTCTCACGCATGGAGCGTATGGCCATGGAGGATATGCGTATCGGTATGGAGGCAAGCGGTCTCTTCGGCATCAAGTCTAAGCACGCCTTCTCAGGCCAGGGCAACGTACATACTTGCGAGGGTATCTGGTACAAGGCAGGTAAGGACCTCGAGCTTGGTCACTGGGAGAAGGTTCTCGACGCAGACGGCAAGGCCAAGGTGGCAGACGGCAAGTACGTTCAGCAGTATGTCATCAGCGAGGAGGAGTTGGTTGACTTCGTTGGTCAGATTATCGACGGAGCGGGCAACGGCAGCCGTCAGAAGCTGGTGTTTGTGGACAACTTCATCTATCAGGCACTCTGCAAGATCAAGACCAATAACAGAGTACGCATCTTTGACCCATCGAGCAACCTCACCAAGTGGGGTCTGGACTTCCAGACATTTGAGTCAATGGGAACCAAGTTGCTGTTCTACCGTCACGATTTGTTCAACGCATGGGGCTTCACCGGTCGTGCATTTGTGCTCGATCCGGAGTACCTGGACAAGTGGACATTCATGAGCTGGAGCCGCAACGAGTACAACCTGAAGGAGCTTTTCATCAGCAATGCAGACGCAGTGACAATGGAGGAGTTCAGTTGCTGGACACTCTCATTCCCTGACGCTCACGCACGTGTAGGCATCCCGGAGTATGTGGAAGAGGCAGCAGCATAACTAAAGTGATAAATAGTTTTTAATTCGCGAGGGAGGAGGACAATTAAAAAATCCTTCTCCCTCTTTTTAATTAAGAGAGACAATGAGCAACCCTTTATATCAATTTCAAGCGAAGTCGAGTCTGAGTTTCAGAGTGGTGAACAGAGGACGTCAGATGACCGTCAGCTTCTCGGCGGCGTTCAGAGGCACATCGACCTACTTCACCACCGACGAGCAGCTGGCTGAGAAGATACGCAGCCACCGCTGGTTCAGAGAGGGCAGAATCACCGAGGTGAAGGAGAGCCCGAAGGAGCAGGAGGAGACGAAGGAGGAGACGGCAGCCGCAGCGGCTCCGGCGAAGACGGAGGTGAAATATTCGGTGATGGGTCAGCGCTTCGTGCGTGCGACGACGCAGCCGACAGTAAAAGAGGAGACAACACCCGAGCCCGAAGAGGAGACGCCCGAGGATGAGGCTACGGAAGACGAAGCGGAGGAGACACCGTCAGCGGAGCTCAACGCAGACGACGTGACCACATTCATGGAGGCTAAGGAGTATCTGATGGATGCATACGGCATAGAGCGTTCGGCTATCCGCACGAAGGAGGCGATGGCCGAGGTGTGCAGAGAGAAGGGTATTACGTTTAATAATTACGACCTTGGTGTATGACAATAAGCGAAATCATAAAGCGAGTGCGAGTGGTGATAGACGATGCCGCCGTCACGACGGACAGCTTCACCACTGAGACGGACGCCGCTCTGACGGAGTTTGTGAAGCTGGCGCTGGAGCTGCTGGCGGCGAGAGATGGTGTGGAGGCTAAGCCGACGACACTGACCTCGGCCGATGCGGTGAGCTACCTGTCGCGAAATGACGGACTCTACTACGCAGCGATAGCTGTTCCCGACAACTACGTGCGCTTTGTGAGCGTGAAGCTGAGCGAGTGGAAGATGCCGCTATACGACCTGCTGCCGACGTCGTCGCCGCTATACGCCCTGCAGAATTCGTATGCGAAGGGCGTGGCCAACGGACCGAAGATGCCAGTGGCATTCATCACCAGGGACAGAGGAAGGAGAATACTGGCTCACGCTCTGAAGACGTCGTCGGGCGCCAGCTATGAGCTGAAGTATATCCCGGCGCTGGAGATAGGATCGGACGGAAGCATCCCGCTGGCGGACAGATACTCAGGAGCGCTGACATACTACGCTGCGGCGCTCTATCACGAATCGGTGAACGAGAGCGCACTGGCGAAGGAGGAGATGGCCATAGGGCAGAGCATGATAATAAGTGAATCAGAAAAAGACGAATAATGAGGTATGAAAGGAAAATTTGAATATACAGCCGGCGCCGTAGCCGAGGGCATGTGCGGAGGCAGCCGCGTGAGTCCGCCGCGACCAAGCGCGGGTCAGCGGCCACTGCCATACACACTGAAGGAGATTGCCGAGTTGCTGGCCAGCATCCCGGAGAAGGCCGACAAGACGGAGCTCCACGAGCTGGGCAAGTTCAGCGACGTGAACTACGTGGGTCACGTGGCTGAGGCTTCAGCCCTGCCGGAAGTCGACGGACAGCCAGCGTGGGCGCTGGTGGGAAGCGTGAAGGCGGCAGCGCCATACTTCTACTATGTGGCTCCATACGTGGCGAAGGGCTACAAGGAGGGGTGGAACGACATGTCGGGCGTGCTGGGAACATACGACCTGACCGTTGACAAGGTGAGCATATTTGACTACACATTGCTGACGGAGTATAACGTGTCGAACAACCACGTGCACGAGTCGATGGTCTACTCGCTGGACTGGAGACGCATCCCATACAGCGAGGTATATCCACTCTATGAAGAGGAGAGACAGTATGCGCAGTATGAGCGAGTGAGAATGGCCAGCGACGAGGAGCACAGCTACGAATGCGTGAAGAGAACAAAGGAGGCTCCGTACACGATAGAGACAACGACACTGTTCACACTGACAGAGGCAATAGACTCGACGCCCGAGGAGTACAGAGTGGCGGGAATGAAGCTGACATTCAGCAGCAGCGAGTCGCACGAGGCGGAGACATGGGTGTTCCTCGGTGTGGACAAGGCGGACTGGACAGACGAGAGCAAGTGGCAGAAGGTGGACTACACGGCGGAGCGCAACGACCTGAAGGTGAAGGAGGTGTTCAAGGAGGAATTTGACCTGCCATCGCTGACGGCGGCACGCGCCATAGCCGACGAGTTTGGCCGACGCTTCACTGACGAATATCTGCGCAGAGAGACCGTGCTGGAGTACATAACAGATATATTCAACAAGCTCTTTACGGAGAATCCGCCGACGATACTGAACGGATATATCACTCCCGAGATGCTGAGCGAGGAGACGAAGGAGATGGTGAGCAGTCCTGCGATAGCGAAGGGATACATCACTCCGGAGATGCTGAGCGAGGCGGTGAAGGAGCTGATAGGCAGCGACAGCGTGACCAACCTGCCCGACGAGGAGGACTTGACGACGGTGGACGGTCTGCTGAAGCTGAAGGACAGACCCTACGCGCCGGGAAAGGCCAGCGGAAAGGGATATAAACTGCTTCGCTACAACATGGTGAACGGAGTGAACCTGCTGAAGCAGGGCGTGATGAACGAGCCGAACACCGTGTATGAAGCGAGATATGACTTTGACCTTGGAGGTGAGACAGTGACGCTGCCCGAAGGAAGCGTGTTGATGGTGAAGGGAGGCAGCTTCAAGAATGGAGTGCTGGACCTGAACGGATGCCTGGCGCACATACCCGGTCAATTCTGGGAGGGGTGTTTCAAGGCGACGGTAGAGGTGAAGGGTGTGGCACCGGGACAGATGGTGGTGCACTCGGACTCGCTGCAGTTTATGCGGAAGGATGGGCTACAGACCATAGTATAAAGAGAGAGGGAGGCTAAAGGCTTCCCTCTCTTTGTATTCCCGCCCGCTTAGTCGCGGAGCAGGTTCTTGCAGTAGAAATATTCCCAAATCTTGGTAGTGGAGCCCCAGTCGTCGTCGAGGAAGTAGAAGCGGTGAGCCACCTTGATAATCTGCTCTTCGTCGAGATCGAGGCAGAGGTCGGAGTACATCGCATTGAAGGCGACGAACTTGTCCCACTTGTTGGTGCCCGAAGGAAATGGGAGTCCGCGCGTAGCCGACTCAATCTGTTCGCAGGTCCAGTGGGCGCCAGTGGCGCGCTCTCCGTCGCGATTCTTATAGGAGATAGCGGCGACATCGTAGTGCGCGAAGGTCTCGTTGTAGTGGTTGGAATACATAATGCCATGTTGCTGGCGCATGAACTTCCAATAGAGTGAGCTGAGCTCGGGATGATCCTCCTGTATGACAGAAAGAAGGTCGCTGACATTGTCGATGCTAGCCCACATGGTCTTCTCGGAGGTGACGCCCTGACGGCGTGCCTCTTCGAGCATCTCTTTAAAACTATAAACTTTCATAATGGTGAGGGGTTAGGGGTTATCAATATCGTCGGAAGCTGCCAGTGAGGGCACCGTGGGAGAGCTCTCCGTCATGGCCTTCAGCTGTGCACTCAGAGAGCTGACCTGACGCTCCATGCGCCGTGTGCGAAGGAAAATCTGGTCGAGGATGCAGGGGAACATGTCCACCTTGCCGTCGGCGAGGAGAGAGCAGCGTGCGCAATCCTCAGGACAAGTCATATCAATTCTACTCATCGTTTAGCTAATTTGGTTATAATACTTATTCCCCCAGCGCTCATAAGCGACTTGACTCCGCCTCGTGACACCATGGTGAAGAGCTGAGAGAGCTCACCCTGATGTTGGCGGAAGTAGGGGTATGCCGAAAGAATCTGTGAGGCATTGAAGAGGCGCATGTTACTGACCTCGTTCATGATGCGCTGCACTTCGTCGCGCTGGGCGTCGTCGGCACAATCGACTGCCAGGAAAATCTTCTTATACATAGTTGAGATAGGTACGTGAAGTTCAGGAAACAGACTCACCTCAGTCCAGGCTGTCAAAATCTATCGGTTCCCGGGGTGGCGGAGGAGCTGCGCTCTCGGCAGCCCGCTCGGCGCTCTTCCCGGCGAAGGCGCCAAGGAGGAACGTGGCCACACCCACGACCATATCGACCGCTTTGGGGTGCTGGTCGAGGTAGCACACCACCTTGTCGATGTGCTGAAGGTAGCGGTCGACACCCTCGGCGGGAGGCTCGACGCTGACAGGCAGCCCCATGTTTGAAGCAAAGATGTCGGCGAAGGCGTTGGCTTTCTCGGCCGCCTCCATCGGCTCGACCCTCTTTTCGAGCTGGAGCCTGAGCATATAGGCAAAGGCCTCTGCGCGTGAGGAGAAGTTGAGCTGGCCGGCATCACTGCTCTTGCGGAAGAATGAGAGATTCATGACAAGCGAGGAATCAGAGGTGAGTCAAGGGAAAGAGGTTTAGCTGTTGCACCCACCACAAGACTCGGTAACCGCAACATTGGTAGATGCCAGGTTGTAGTTAGA